AGCTATATCAAGGCCAATCCGCTGGGTGCGACCATCCCTACGGTGAAGGTTTCCTTTGAGCCGCTGTGGAAGCTACCGGAATACTCGGCACTTTTAGAGCGGGTCAATCTCTGCGATACCGTCACCATTCGGCACTCTGCATTGGGTGTCAGCGTCTCCGCTATGGTCATTGAAACCGTGTATGACACCCTTGCCGAGCGGTACAAGAGCATCTCCCTTGGGCAGAGCAAGTCCAGCATGATCACCACCATCTCCGAGGTGCAGTCCACGGTGGATAAGGTGGAGTCCACGGTGGGACGCTTTCCGAAGCTGCTCCAAGCCGCTATCGGCAAAGCCACCGGGCTTATTACCGGGCAGAGCGGCGGCTATGTGGTCATTCACACCGCCGAGGAAAACGGACAGCCCTACGAGCTGCTGATTTTGGATGCTCCCTCCATTGATGAAGCGGTCAATGTCTGGCGGTGGAACGTGGGCGGTCTGGGCTTTTCCCATAACGGCTACAACGGTCCCTACGAAACCGCCATCACCGCAGACGGTCAGATCGTCGCAGACTTCATCACCTCCGGCTCCTTGGTGGCGAACATCATCAAGGCTGGTGTCATTCAGTCACAGGATGGCTCGTCTTATTGGGATTTGGAGAGCGGTGAGGTCGTGCTTCGAGCCTACGCCACCAGCAAGGAGGTCACCGAGGTCAGCGACCGCATTACCACCATTGAGAAGCAGAAAATGCTCCGGCTGGTCATTATCTCGTCCAACGGGAACATCTTCAAAAACGGCAATGTGAAAACGCTGCTTTCCGCCAAGGTGTACTCCTGGGATGAAGACATCACCGACGCGCTGGATGCCAACCAGTTTATCTGGACAAGGGTGTCAGAGGATACGGAGGCGGACAAGGTCTGGAATGAACAGCATTTCGGCGGCGCAAAGTCCGTGGTCATCACCGGTGCGGATGTCAAAGTCCGCGCCACTTTTTATTGTGACCTCATCGACACCACGACCAGGCAAAGCCTGTTATAACGGAGGAATTTACTATGGCAACCGCAGAACCCACAACAGAAGCCGGCACAGTGTCCGGTTCAGATACAACAACTTCAAAGGAGGCTTCTCACATGAGCAAAGCACAAGGCCAGTTTACCATCATCGACTACAATGACGCACTGACGCTGACGGGGTACATCGGCTCAAACCTCGCCAAGACTCAGATGTATAACCCCGACAACGGCAGTTATACCCCGGACTGGAAAACGAAGAACCTCGTTCTGACGCCCAGCCTGTATGTCATCGGCACCACCGCCGACCAGATCGCCACCGCCAATGTCACCTCGGTCAAGTGGTATGTGGGCGACAGCAACACCGCCATTACCGCAGGTACGAACTACGGACTGAGTGGTGCCAAGAGCCACATCCTCACGGTCAAGGCCAATGTCATGGCGGAGCTGCCCGGCATCGACTACCGCTGTGTCATCACCTACAAGGACGAAAGCACCGGCCTGTCGCTGACCCATCCGCTGACCATTTCCTTCTCCCGTGTGGTCAACGGCTCCGGCATCGTTGACCTGCTGGTCACCACGCCCAACGGAAATGTGTTCAAGAACGAGGAGGTCGCCAGTCTGACCGCCAAGGCCGAGCTGTGGCGCGGCTCTACGGTAGACACCACCAAGGTCAGCTACAAGTGGGCGGTCATGGACGCTTCCGTCACCGCTACTTCTTCCACCGGCTATGATGCAGACTTCGGCATCGGCTGGCGCAAGCTCTCGGATACCGCCGACAAATACTCCGGCACGGCCACCAATACCCTCATGGTCTACGCCGCAGCGGTGGACAGCTACGCCGTGTTCAAGTGCTGTGCCCAGGACACGGATTCCGCATCGGCTTCTTATAACACGAAGTTTTTCGATGTGGCGACCTTCATCGACAACTCCGACCCGTTGCAGATCATCGTCACCTCCACGGGCGGCGATGTGTTCAAGAACGGCCAAGGCACGACCGTGCTGACCGCTGTCTGCTATCAGGCAGGCTCCGAGGTGGATGCGGCCGGGAACGGCAGTTACACCTGGACGAAGTACAACAAAGACGGTGTTGTCGATACCTCTTGGGGTACCAACGGCAGCAAGACCGGCAAGACCCTGTCGGTGTCCAGCGCCGATGTGGATACCAAGGCAACCTTTATGGTCGTTGTGGCGCTT